ACCCCAAAGCCGTAGCCGTCCGCTCTGCCCCCTCGCTGGACATCGGCGCCATCGCTGATCAGGTGTTGGCGCAGGTGCTCTCCCGACTTACCCAGGCGCAGCAGCTTGCGGCGCCGTCTCCCGTCCCCGCCGCCAAGCCAGCCGACGACGACTGGATCTGACCCTCTACCTACAAAGGAAAAACCATGTCTCTCCAGGAATATACCAAAGAAGCTGCCCACGGTCTGCTGCGCGAATTCGAGCAGGCGAAGGCCGCCGGGCTGACCCCGGACAACATCAACCGGCTCTCCACCCAGGTGCGGGAACTTCAGGAGAAGATCGCCCTCTCCGGTCGTGGCCCTGTCGCCGCCGATGGGCACGACCTGAGCCAGCACATCAAGAGCGACGGCACCGTGGCTCTGACCCGCTCCGTGGAGAAGGTCAGCTTCGGCGGCCGGGTCATCGCCCGCGAAATCCCCGGCCTGCTGGACTCTGCCCCGGCGGACGAATGGCACAAGGATTTCCGGCAGGCTGCGGCGGATCGCTCCCTTGCACGCCTCTTCTTGGTCAGCTCCAAGCGCGGCCAGCAGCCCTCCACCCCCATCCTGGACGCCAAGCTGCTGAGCCTGGCCGCCTCTGCCCCCCGCTCCATCCGTGGCGCGGTGGAGAAGGCGATCAGCGATACCGCCGGGTCCGGTGCTGAGTGGATTCCCGACATGCCGATGGACGTGCTGTATGAGGATTTCTACCTGCCCTCCCAGGTGGAAAGCCTCTTCGGCGTGGTCAACGTGCCCGGCTCCATCATCGTGCCGAAGATTTCCGACGTGACCCGCCCCTACATCGGCGGCATCCAGAGCACCGACATCCCGGTGGCGATCACCCCCTCCAACCCCACCACCAGCAACAGCACTATCGACCCGAAGTCGCTGGCTGTACGTATGCTGCTGGATGCACAGGCGGTGGAGGACTCCATCATCCCCCTCATCCCGGAAATGCAGCGCCGCCTTGCCCGCGCCATCGCCGACGGCGTGGAGGACGCGATCATCAACGGTGACACCGCCGCAACCCACCAGGATGCAATCGCATCCTGGAACATCCGCAGCCGGTGGGGCACCGCTGGCCTCGGTGGTTCTGCCGACCACCGGCGCCTCTGGATCGGGCTCCGTGCGCTGGCCTACGACCGCACCGCCACCGTCAACCAGAGCAGCGGGCAGACCGTCGCGAAGATCATGGAGGAACTGGTGGGCCTGCTGGGCGAGCGCGGCAACGTGGGCGCCACCATCATCACCAGCCCCGAAGTATTCTTCAAGAAGATCCTGACGGATACCAACCTCCTCACCGTGGACAAGGCGGGCCTCATGGCCACCGTCCTGACCGGTCAGGTGAGCATGGTGGGCGGGATGCGGATCGTGCTGTCCCGCTACGTCTCGGCAGACCTGCACACCGACGGCCTGTATACCGGTAGCAACGCCCATTCCGGCGTGCTGGCCGTCTCCCCGGATGACTTCAAGGTCTACAACCGGCGCGGCACCCTGGTGGAGATGGAAAAGGAGATTGAAAGCCAGGTTCACAACCTCGTTGCCACCCGGCGCCTCACCTTCCAGACCCTCTCTGCCTCCAGCGTCAAGCCCGTGGCCTGGGGCTATCGCTGGCTGTAGTCTGACCGGCCGGGCGTTCGTCAGGGCGCCCGGCTCTCCTCCCCTTCTCTCCATCTTTCTCCTCTGGAGTGCCCATGTCCGGCGATGAACGAATCTTTCTCTCTACCCGCGTTTCGGGAACGAACGCGGCTGATGACAACTACATCTGGAACACCACCGGCGGCAAAATCGTCGTGGAAAGCGTGGTTCTCGGCCCGGATACCTCCGTGGCCACCCACGCGAGCAACTACATCACCACCACGGTAAGCATCGCCGGCACCGCGCTCACCAGCCACGGCACCGACAGCGCGACGGGCTCCGCCCTGACCGCCGGGACTGCCAAGGCGCTGACCCTGACCGCAGGAGTGGGCGAGGTGGCCGCAGCCGGTACCATCCGGGTGCAGGTCGCAGCCTCCGGGACCGGCCCGGCCTACGATATGCAGGTGCTTGTGGTGGCCCGTCGTCTCCGGGGCGGCCTGTAATCGGTGAGGCACCGCGCGATTCTGCACCCGCAAAGAGGTTTACCCGATGGCGCTGATAACAACGACAGAGGCAAAGCAGCAGATCCCTGGGCTCTCCGGCTCGGACGACGACGCCTTGCTGACGGAGTTGATCAGCGTTGCGGGTGCAGCAATCGCGGACTACCTGGGCTACCCTCCGATAGCGGCGGGAGCCCAGCCGACGGCGGAAGCGGCGGCGTATGTCCGCTACATGGATGGACCGGGGGGTGTTGAGCTTCGGCTTGAGATCCTGCCGGTCAACTCCATCACGTCTATCTACGACTCCCCGGACCGCTCCTATGCGGCGGCGGACCTCGTAGCTTCCGGCGACTACACGCTGGAGGAGCCCAACAACGGGCTGGTTCTGCTTGACTGGGACGCACAGCACGGCTCATGGTCCACCGGACGCCGCGCCATCAAAGCGAGCTACAACGCTGGCTATTCGACCGTCCCCGACTGGCTGCAACACGCGGCCCGGCTGACGGTGCGGCACCTCTGGGATGTACGCATGACCCAGGGCGAAAGCAGTAAGAGCGGCGGCGGCGTGAATATGAGCCTATTAGACCCTGGCCTTCTCCCCAAAGAGGCGATGGACCTGCTACGGCGGCGGCGTCTGCCCCGCTGCATGGTGCCCGTATGACCACCACGCTCACGACGGTAGGGGTGGAGCTGAAATCCGCCCCCAAAGAGCTACAGCGCGCGCTCGCCAAGGCCATCGCCGCTACGGCGTTGGTGGCAGAGCGGCAGGCGAAGCTGAACCTGACGACGACACTTCACGCCCGCACGGGGCGCCTGCGGAACTCGGTGCGCTCTGTGATTCAGCAGACCCCGAGCCTCACAGAGCTGCTGCTACAGGCGGGTAGCGAGGGCGGCGATGTGCGCTACGCCCGTATCCACGAAGAGGGCGGCGTCATCGTGCCGGTGCGCCGGAAGTGGCTGGCCATCCCGCTCTCGGTCGCCAAGACCGCCGCCGGGGTGAGCCGCTACCAGACGCCGCGCGATGTCCCGGACCTGCACTTCGTTGCTGGCAAGCGCCCCGGTACGGCATACCTTGCCAAGCCCGACGGGAAGCCGTGGTTTTTGCTCACAAAGCGGTCGGTCATCCCGGCCAGGCCCTACCTCCTCCCCGCCCTGGAAGTCGCCGCCGATGGGCTGCGGACCGGGCTCGAAAAGCTGACCCGTGACGCGCTGGCCCTGGAGGGCTCTTGAGTACCGCAAGCGACATTATCGCCCGCGTCCGTACCACGGTGGCCACGGTATCGGGACTCTCCTCCGACAAGGTGATTCGGGGCCGCCCCAACACGCTTGCAGAAGGCGGAAGCCCGCCGGTGGCCTGGGTCTTTCTTGAGTCGCTGGTGAGCAACTACGGCCCCGACCTGACCAGCTACCAGCGCGATCTGACCGTGGGCATCGTGGCGGTTGGCGCTTCCGGCTCCGGCTACGCGGCCCGCGAAGATGCGGCGCTGACCCTGCTTGACGGCATTTATGCGGCTCTGGAGGCGGATACGACGCTGCTGGGTTACCTGACCATTGCGCCGGTGCTCTCCGGCGAAGTGGGCATCGTGGCCAGTATGCCGGGCGTCGTGGGGGTGGAAATCAAGATCCAATGCCAGTACCAGATGGAACAGGGGGGCGGCCTATGAGCTGGGCGAGGGTCACACGCAGCGGGACGACCTACATCCCGACGCATCGCTGGTCAATCTCCCTGGACGGCAACGGCAGCCCGGCGGACTTTCAGATCACCGTGCCCGCCGATCATCCGTTCTGGGAAGTCATCGACAGCAACGGCTACGAGCTACAGATTACAGATAGCGATGGATATACCGTCGTTTCCTACCAGCTTTCCGGTTTCTCGTACTCCACCAAAACGCTCGCCATCCAGATCGACGCCTATACCGCTGTGGCTGGCATCCAACAGATTTGGCTCTACGCCGGGATGAGCGGCGCCCCCTCGGGTGCCTCCGTGCTCACGATCACCTCTGCCCGCGCCGGCTACCTGGACCCCGCAGAGCCCGCCTCTCCGGTCATCGCCGCGCTACCCGAGCGGCCCGGAGATACCGAGCCCGCCGTCCGGTTTTCCAAGCAAGCGGCCGAAGAAACCTGGGTCACCCTGGACCTGGCCCCGGTGCTGGTCCGCAAGGCGCAGCCGACCGGCGACGCGACCATGAAGCACGACGAATGGGAGGAAATCAAGACGGTCACCTATGCGATCTATGCCGGAGCCTCGGCACAGGCGGCGATGGTGGACGCGACCTCCCCCCGAATCCAGGCCGGGCGCTTTATTCGGTTCCTGGTAAAAGCCGGAACAAGCGGCACAAACTACACTTTTCGCGCGACCATCGGCACGACCTACCCGGACAACGCGATGGGTCGGACGTTGGCGCGCTCGTTCAAATTGCAAGTCTACACTGTCGCAGAATAAGGGGGCTCTATGGCCTACAATATGGGACTCGGTACGCGTCTCTCTCTCGGAGAGGAAAGCACGGCAGGAACGCCGGTCAGTACGACGGTTGGGCTCCGTGTGCGCTCGGTCGATATGCAGGAGAAGCGGCAGTACGACACGGTACCGTGGCTTGTAGGCTCTGGCTCTACGCGGAACTTCAACGCGGAGATTCTGGCGAGCATTGACGTGGCCGGGACCGTGGAAATCGACGCCTGCTACGCGGGTGGGGGGCTGGGGCTGTGGCTGAAGCACGCCCTTGGCACCGTCAACACCACCGGCGCCGGTCCCTACGCCCATGCGTTCACGCTGGCGGCGCCGCTCCCGGTGCCCCTGACGGTGGCCGTGGAGCGCGGCTCCTCGGGTGCGGATGACGTGTTTGCGGGCTGCATGGTCAACCGGCTCACCCTCTCTTGCGCCAAGGGCGAAACGATGCGGGCGCGGGTGGAGCTGATCGGCATGACCGCAGCCGCCCGAACCACCGTCAGCCCCACGGCGCTCACGGCGCTCGCTTCCACCTACCTTGTGAAGCACACGCACGCCGGGGTGTTGGCGTTCAACTCGGTCAACT